AAATTTTATATGGGGATACATTCTGTTTGCACCTCCCAATTCGAGAAATGTTGCACTAGGGCTTTCCTGACACGGAAAAGACATAAAATAGGATTGGTAGTAAATACTACAAATACTATAGTAAAGCTTTCAATTTTTAATTCCACAATAAGCAACGTCTATTATTTTCTAAATACATTTTATCGTTTTCTTGAATATTAAATAATTCATAAAATCTATTAATATGTGGCAAAATACCATTAATCCGTAAGTGTGGTGGACTATGTGGATCAAGGGTGATCATTTTCTGAGCATATTCAAAACGCACGTTTGCCGACCAAATTTTCGCCCAACTTATCATGCAATCCTGCTCATCAGATGGATTTCCACAGCAACTGGCAATTGCAATTTTTAAACCACCCATATCGGCTAAGTTCTCACCTTGTGTTAAACGAGCATTTAGGGGAAGATCCACATGAGTTAATGTCGAAAAATAATCCTCCATTCTTTTAATAATTGTTTCGTAATTGTCACGAGTTTCCTTTGACCACCAATCGCATAGGTAACCATTTTTATTGAATTTTGATCCTTGATCATCGAATCCATGTGTCATTTCATGCGCTATAACTGCCCCTATACCACCTGCGTTGGCACCATAACTTGCTGAATTATCATAAAAAGGAGGCTGAAGAATTCCAGCAGGAAAAACTATTTCATTATAAAGAGGATGGTAATAGGCGTTTACAGTCATAGCACTCATTTCCCATTTTAGAGGATCGCGCAGTTTATACATTTTCTTATTGCATTCTAACTCTTCCCAATCCCATTTGTAATAGGCTGATACGAATTGTATAATGTTTAAATATTCTTTATCTACGCTTTCATAATTTAAATAATTGGTAGGAGAAACCACCTTTAAAGTCATGTCGCGAAGCTTTTCTAAAGAAGCACATCTTGTTTTATCACACATCCAATCTGCACTTTTTAATTTTTCCATAAGCGTTTCCCTTATTCTCTCTACAAATACAGGAAACTCTGTAACGAGGTTTTTATCTATGTATTTATTTACATAAATTTCACTAAATTTATCTTCTAGATAACTTTCCACAAAATTCGCAGCTCGTTTTTCCATGTCTTTCGGTTTATCAATACCGTTCATTTCCCGCATATAGAAATGAAAGTGGTTTTGATAAAGAACATTTTCATTTCCCAAATAACCTATATTTGATTTAATAGTCCTCCAAATAAACCATAATTTTAACTGATCGAGAGAATAACTATTTAATACATGATTAAATACTTGTGCCACCTTTTCACTATTGACTGTAATATCATAAATCTCACTAGGCAAAATTTCTTGAATACTCTCAAACCAAGGATTAAATATTTTCTTTAACATAGAAATTGTCATAGGATGATAAGTTTTTAACGGTTCTCTCTTCTCTGCCTTCGTATAATGCGCTTCTGCAATTGATTTTTCTAATTCCCAAATAAAAGAACTATCATCATTAATTCCAAAATAAGTTAACTGTTTTTGTATAAGAGAAAGAAGCCCCTCCTTATGTTCAGTTTTTTCAAGATAATATTCACGGTCGGGAAGACTGAGTCCTGAAAAAGAAAAATTTGGAATCTGAAATAATGGGTTCCTCTCTGTGCCTGCATTACAAATATGAAAAAATATATAATTTCCGTGCGTAATTTGTTTAAGAAGATAGTTTACTAGTTCGTGCTTCGACGATGCATTCTGTATCTCATTCATTTTAGTAATTAACTCATTCTTTAAAGTGTCTTCATCCTGTTGCAAAAATAAATTATAAACAGAATTAATTAACTTATTATTCTCATCTTTGGCAATTTCCATTTTCAGTTTTTCTAGATTCATATCGATACCAGTAAAGTTGGTATAGCGAGGATACTCTGGTGGAATGGGATTATTTTTCTTCCATTCAAAATTAATGTGGTTATCAAAATCATCTTCCAAACGTGGTCGTTCACTCATTCTATAGATATACAGTCTATTAAATTTAAATACTTTACTAAAAAAAAACACATACACATAGTGGAGCTTTTTAAATTAATCACAAGCATCACATTCATCTAATGCTTCAACAATAACTATTCTTAAAATCTCTGATGGAGTTTCATTTATAAACATTTTTTTTGCGTATGGAATATCATTTAATACTCGGCCATGTTTAATTCTCTCTTGTAAAACTTGACTTTTTAATTGTCGTCTAAATAAATTTTTAACCTCTTGCTCTATAAGTTTTTTGCTTACAATACAATCAAAACATGATTGTTTAATATTTCTATCCAAAAGATCTTTTTCAGCTAAATCTTTTACTATTTCTATCATAGCATTAATGTAAACATCAATAGCTATGTCACTTGGTCTATATTGAAACATACTTTCCCCAAAACGATTTAGTATACGGGGAATTAATTTTTTATTTTGAATATAGCTATACATTTCACCATCAATATGTCCTTCTTTCTTATCTTTATCCATTACCATTTTTACTTTGGCTGAAAGAGATGGCACTAATCCTCCTCTACGTTTTCTTGTTTTTTTCTTATTTTTATAATTCTTTCTTTTTGAACGTAAAACCATATATTTTATGTTGATAAAAAAAATATTTTATACAGATAAATTTATAGCATGTTTTAATTATAATTTTTTTAAATCCACCTTGTAACACGAATTGGCTTCTTCCTATTGCCATTAATGTAAATCTCCATAGGCTGATGAAGCTGAGAATTATATGTCGACGACTTAGAAACGCCAATTCCAAATGCCAACTCACCTTCACATACATCAGGAACCTTTGTGCCAATTTTTCTGCCTACCTCCATAAAGGTTGACTTGCATGCGTGATATTTACTATTCAAAAACTCCCCCAGACAGGCGTTAGGATTACTAGGAGAGCGACGAAGTGCTTCGCGACCACCCTCTAGCACAAAGACACAGTTTGAATGCGTTAGTGTTTGAATGGGAACCAAATGTGTTACCTTAATTATAGTTGCTTGGGTAAAACGAGGAGACTGGTTGTTGAGAAATAGCCACGTGTGAGGATGAATCAACTTATCCTGAGAAAGTGTCGTTGAAGTAATCATAACATCGGTCTGCTTATCATCGTAATACACTTCTAGTGAGTTGATTTCTCCGTTCTTTACATGATTCATCAGTTCACAGATAGTCATCGTATGCTTTCCATCGTAAGTCGTTCGCACAAAACTTGGTAGTTCGTCTTTCCGCCCTCCCGCCCTAGATGCGAATCCTGCTGCACCTGTGGCTTTGGAGCTCGTTTTACCCTTAGTGCGCAACCCCGCGTATATATCTGTTACTTGTTCAGAAGTTGTAACAGAATCCTTACAGACCTTGATAGTAGATGAGAACCGTGTATCTGTTTCAAGTTCCTTTACAGTTGCGATGCTAACGCTAAATTGTCCAAGTGCCTCTGCTGCCATAGCAACTGCACCTGCCTTTGGGGCAGCAGTCTTCTGTTGGTAATAATTAGGGTTGAGACGCATTTCCACCATCTTCCGCATCGAGACCTCACTTTGCGCTGTTCCCAAAAGTCCCATGATATTGTCGTTAACCTGATGGTAAAAAGGAATGGCTGCTTGGTTACCGAGTTCATGACCGATAGGAGCGGTGCAAATTGCTTGGCCAATAAAGCTTGCTCGCTCTATGAGTGACAACCAGTAAAATGGTTTAGAAGAACGCTTGAAACATTCCAGAAACCATTCAGCGCTCGCCACAAATTTACTCCCATATGTAGCTTCTTTCAAAATTTTAATCATCATCTCAAGTGAGTCTACCATACCTTGCCACTGGGTCTCATTTGTAAACTTCTCAAAAAGATTGCTCATGAGTCCCTGATATTTTTGAAATGCTTTGTTCATCAGAAGTATGTCAATACCTTCGCTTGTGACCTCATTCGGATTCATGTAGTAGTGTTCATAACCTCCCTTGTCCTTTGTTTGAAGATTCATAATCGCTTCAATATTCTTACGTTCCACCTGTTCTTCTGCTTTAAGTTGATCTCTTGCCTTTCCCCATGCATCTGTATTTGCAACTACTTCAAGTGTCCACTTTTCGTCTTCTACAGATTGCCTTTCTCGCTTACGGTCCTGCACAAATTTTTTCACCTCAGTAATCATACTTTCCTGTTCTCTCGTGAGCATAATACCTTCTCTTTCTGGTTCAAGAATACCTTTTCCGTTAGCATCCACCAAGAAGAACATTTTTTTTACACGTTTTCCACATTCTTCACAACCAAATTCGGACCGAATCACATCAACCGTATTTCTTGATCTTTGTTCAGAAGAGGGAAAATGTAAAAGGAAGGCAATTTTTTTGTTTTTTTTTGGATTTTCCGAAATAAATGGTTGAAATTTTGCCAAAGAGTGAATGGATTCGTCATAAACGCCATCCTTCACGTTAGAAGTTTGCTGAGTTTTCAGAGTCTGAGGTGCCATCATGATGCCGTAGAGTTGTTTGTAAAGAGAGAGAAAGAGATAAAAGCATTTCAATTTTTAAAATTTAGTTATTTCCGAAATCAATAAAAAATTTTTTATAAATGTAAATATACAAATGACCTTTTTTAATTTTTATATTGATTCCAAAGTGTTCAGGAACTACCATTTAAGTTAATCTCTAATTACACCTTCATTATATTCATCAAATTGTTCTCCTAAAATTTTTTTACAAATTGTGTAATTAGGATTATATCTACAAATATCCCAATTTTTCTGTATTATTTTAGCAGAGCGATTTTCCCAATAATCCATATTAGCAATTATTACATTATGATTACTAGAATTAAATCTGTGTTCCTCTATCAGTTTAATCAACTTTCCGTCTACTAAATCATTTATCAGTTGGTATTGAGCAGGTCTTGTTCCCCCACATGTGGTTATAAAAGGCACCAAGTCAACAAAATCACCACTTGCTACATATGGCTCTCGAGTGTATCGTTCAAAAAATACTTGACCACATTTAAAAAATTTCATAGTATCCAAATCAATTCCTCCAATTTTCATAGTCAAGAATTTTCTTCCATAAAGATCAATTCCTTTCATCATATTTTTGGGAACTTCATCTTTTGTAAGAAAGTCAATATAATCTGTAACTCCCATGCTTACACCTAGATCCAAGATATTTGGCACCCTATCAAAAAAAGTAAAATCTTCCGGCTCATAGTTATTTGACATTATAGAAGTTATTTTGTAATCTTTAAATACAAAATAAAAAAGGGGATTTTTATTTGGTTTTATTTTTTTTGAGGGAAACTTACCTTTTATTTAATTTACTTACTTAAGTAAATTCAGTTTTCTGCTTCCTCGTCGGTTTCTACTTCTTGACATGGTTGAATAATGTCTTTATTCTCATCATAAACACCGACGAGGTCCTGTGAAACTGCATCATAAATCATGTTTGTGCTTTTGTCCCTAAGGTATGTTTTTCCCTTGTGAGGAAATTTCACAACTTCCACTTCATCTTCATCTTCAGTCTCTGCATCATAATCCGAATGCGGCTCTTTGGCTTCACTCAAAAGCGCGTCATTCTCCTCCAACGGTGGAGGAGATTCCTCCTTGACAGGAGAAGCAAGCATCTTTTCCACAGATGGTTCATTCTCACTCTCAGATGTAGAGGAAACAGTTGTAGCAAGCGCCTTCTTGATGGCATCGTTGATTGCCATTTCTCCCTTAGTCATAGGCTTTTCGCTTGGAGGACGACCCTTTCGCTTTTGCGGAACTTCAAAATGACTTTCCGCAATTTCAATTCCGAACTTGGCTGCTTCTGCTACCGCATCCTCCCGCTTAATTTTCTGCTTTGCAATAAAGACACCAAAGCTCACCGCTGTTTTTCCAGTTTCTGGATTCTTGTAGTCCTTTCCTGCTGCATCTGCTGCGAGGCGATCATCGACGGTTCCGCATTTGGTCTTCCCATCTGACTTGAACTGCTTAAAGCAAGTTGCGCAAAATCCATCAGACTTTGGTGCCATGATACACTGGGAAAGCATTCCCCCGTTAGGTCGGAGTCCCTTGCACCATGTCTCGACTAGAACACCAGTCCATGGAAGAGCATGTTTCGGCTTCACATATTTTCCCGTTTTCTTCTTTGGTTTTGATTCTTCCTTTTGCACCGGTGGCGCAGGTGGTGTCGGCGTCTTGGATTTCTCGATAGTTGGTTCAGGGCTTTTCACTTCAGTTGTCGTAGTTGAAGTCTCTGATTCAGCCAGCTCAACCGGCAACGGAGCCGGTTTTTTTACTGGCGTAGCATTTTTCACAGTAAAGTCGCCATCGTCCAAGATCCGCATGGCCTCGATATAGTTGAATCCGTAGTGCTTAGCAAGACGTTGAACAACATCTGCTAGTTCGCGTTGTGCTGCATCAGTAATTGCGTTGGTGAAAGTGCGCATCATCGTGTGATTGGTGAATGAGTTCTCGTGTTTATGTGTATTCATCAAACCAACAAAAAAGCATTTCAATTTTTTGCTTTCGTCACCCATTTCTTTGTTTAGCTAACTAAACCAACCTATACACCTTATGAATAATAATTGGCTGTTTAAATTCACAATTTTTCTTTAGAATCAATTTCCCAGAGCGCAGCTTCATATACTTTGCAAAGTAACTATCATAATTATAATAAAATTGTTCAAAATTGATACAAATGTTGCATTTTTTTGTTGGGTCGTCTGTCCATCCACAAGGGCATCTAATATAATCCTTAAAACTTTTTAACTCTTCTACAACTTCTTTGGTCCATCTTTCATATTTTGAACTTTTAAATAGATTCGGCTTATGTATATCATTATAAATTGTTGTGATAGAATGATATAATCCAGTATGTAAAAACCTATGCATATATGATTTTGTTTTTGCATTTTGAACAATAATATGAATCCAATTCATCACAAAATTAATATAATGAATAACTGAATTATAAATTAATTTATCGTTATAAATAGTTCTTTTTATATTTGAATTGTTTGTTTTTTTAAACAATTTAAATAATTTATAACAGTCATTAAACCACTTTTCTGTATTCATTTCAAAACCTATGTCTGAAATATATTTTACACCAGAACGAAGTCTGTGAATTGGTTGAGAAGTATTTCTATTGATTTCAAGATTTGACTCTTCATAATTATATTTAAACTTCAAAATTATCCACCAAACCAAAGACGGGAGAGAAGTATTATTACCCAGAAAATTCGCAAGTGTTTTGGAAGGATTTAAAGGTTTGATTATGATGGTCATGCTACGCTGGTTCTAATTCAAAATTTAGATCTAGATTCTATTTTTATATTATTTTTTTTTCAATTTTTTACTATCTCTAAAATTGAAATGCTTTTTCACTCAAAAACATCGATACATTTCCAACTCTTCAGTAAAATGCAAACTCCGCAAAAATTAACTGATCAACTACTTCAATACTACATTCAACAAATCCAAGAGGGAAAAATAAGGTTTGTTGATTTAGAAAAAAAACTACCTATTAGTATAGCTAATCTTATAACATTTCTACTTCGAAGAGATGCTATAAAAAAATACAAAGAAACACAATTTGAAGAATTTAAGACCGAATTGTTAGTGTCTACCGCAGAAAAAATTGAAATTCATGAAGATATGAGATTAGTACATGATATTGATGGTGTTGATCGTGAATACGTTAGAGATATTTCCATAAAATTTAAAGATGCTAGAAAAATGTATGCAGTTGTTGAAGATCCACATCCAGACTTTCTTATGGATCAAGATAACATAATTATGATGAGTGATAGAAAAGAAGAATTAGAAAAAGCATTTAATCTAAATCATGATGACGATCTTTTCCTTGTAGAAATATTTGTAGATTATTACCATACAATTAATGAATATGAGCATCCCAGTTGGGAACGAATCTTCAAATACGTAGAAAAAAAATGTGGATTTTACAAAGATATTGAATTTGAATACGAAGAACCTTATGAAGATCGTTACAGCGATTTTTGATATAAAATAAAATTACAGTGTTTTAATATAGTATTATCTTGAAAATCAGTTATTTCTCTTCCTCTTTCTTCTTTATTTAAAAACATGTAATGATTAAAATAAATATGATTAAAATGAAGAGGCAACATAGCTTTTCCAGATGTTATCATATGAACTGAAAAAGTTTTTACATTTTTAGGTATAACAAAATTTTTTTCTCTCCCACTTAAAGTTATTTCATCACAAGAAAAAATATTTAAAAAATCATATCCTTTTGTTGATAAATTATCGGGATTAGTAAAACATTTATTCAAAAGTCTAAAACTTCCAACTTTATTTTTATCTAAATCTGAATGAGAAAGCAAATTTTCAAAAAAAATGTCTATGTTAGAATGATTTTGCATATTAATATATTCATCTACATCAAATAAACCAATTAATTTACAATTTCTAAAAGCGTAAATTGAATGGTTTTGTTGAGTAGTCTGCCCACTTATTCCAGAAATTGGTAAAATATATGGATATGGCCATTTAATTAATACTACTATTTCTTTGTCAATTAAATCCTTAAGAACTTTTTTCAAATTACTTTTTTCCGAATTGTTACTATTATCATAAATTATAAAATGTGAAATACCAATATTAATATGAAACATTATCCACTGTCTGATATAATTATCTTCATTCAATACAATCGTTGACATAATTATTTTATTTTTAAATTCGGGATACTTATTTACTTTTACATCAAATATTTCATTATTTATTAAAATTTGTATATTTTTTACATATTCCGTTTCTGTTAATAATTCATAAATATATGTATGTTTATGAGGACAAATATATAATTCAAATTTTAAACTTAAATATTCAATCTTTGGTGGATTAATTTCGGCAGGCATAATAATTATTAATTTATTATTGTCATTATGAAAAATGTCATATATATATTTTATATCAAAATTATTAGTCATTACTAATATAATGTATATATATATAATTATAATTTTTATAACTATTTACTTATTGTTAAAATTTAAAGATTAATTATATTTATTACCCAAATATGACATTTAATGTTGATGAATTAAATACAGGAGATATCTTACTTTTCCATCATACAAAAAATTGCAGTTCCTGTTATAATTCAATTTTTTCATGTGTCACAGGACTCATAGAATGTTGCACCCAAAGTGAATTTTCTCATGTGGCCATGGTTGTACGAGATCCCGAATTTACAACACCACCTCTCAAAGGTTTATATGTATTAGAATCAAGTTTTGAATTATTTCCTGATGCTGAAGATGATAAATACAAGTTTGGAGTTGAGTTAGAAGATTTCGATAAAGTAATGGCATCAGCAAAAGAACATGGTAAAGTCATGGTGAGAAAACTAAAATGTAATCGTGACAAAAATTTTTATCAATTACTTAAAGAAGCTCACAAAGAAGTTCATGACAAACCATATGACTTCTATCCAACCGATTTTTTTAATGCCCTTATCCATAAGCAGGGTGGAGATTCAGGACAAATAACATCAAGATTTTTCTGTTCAGCATTAATAGCGTTTATTTATGTTAGGTGGGGTTTTCTTCCCTACAGCACAGAATGGACTCGAGTAACACCAAAAATGTTTTCGTCAAATAAATCCAACTCAAATCCCTATAATTTAGTTTTTAAAAATTGCAAAGTAAATCCTGAAATTGAAATTTAATTTTTCATTTTTCATTTTTAATTTTCAAATTTTTTTTTATTTTCCTCTCTCTCTCTCCCGCACCTGATACTTTTTTGTAGGAATAATACTTTGTATCGGAAGTCTTAAACCGATACATATTTTAGTATGTTTATTACCATATTTAGGTAATAAATATATTATTAATTTCTTTGATACTTTTCCGATACTTTTTCTTGACACTTATAATTAATTTTGTCATTTTAGTTTGTTTGTTTATATAGTGTAAATCATGGGTTTTGACCACTCAAAAAATACTCAAGAAAAACTCATGAATTTCTCAAGAAAAAAATACTTTTACTCATGAAAAATTCAAGGATTTTTAGTAGGTTGGAGGAGGGGGAGCAGGAATTCCATTATTTTCCATTCTCTCTGAAAAAAGTTCCAAAATATTTTTATTCACTTTTGGAATACGCCATCCTTTATAAAAGTTGCCGGGGCGTAATGTAAATTCCCCAAATAAAACCCCTTCGGTCGTAATATAAAAATCAATTCGCACAAAAAAAGATTTGGAGAAATTTAACATTTTACAATAATGTTTCATCATTTCTAAATCTCTCTTAAGTGGAAAAATATCATAATTAAAATTGTCTGTTAATGCGATATCATTTCTTAAATCATACCAAAAACTTTTTATAATTTCTCGTTCATCATCTCTTAGAATTATACTAATAAATTCTGCTACTCCGTTAAAAACAAACATTTTATAATCGATTAATCCATGAGCTGTTTTCCGATCTGGTCCATAATATTCATTTGTAAAATACTTATTCTCTAATAATTCTTCAATCATAACTGGAACATCACTTCCTACATCCTCTTTTGATTTCCATGCCATTTCTCGCTCTTCATTATATAAATTTTCTCCATTTCTTAAACAAAGGACATGTATACCATCTTGGCCTTTGTCATATTTCACAACACAATTTTTGGGCATATTTTCACATTTTCCAAATTCACCATAATGATACACTTTAGCTGTTGGAACATTACAAGATAAAGCATAAACGTAAGATAAAAATTTATTAGAACATATATCACGAATCGAAATATGAGTTGCTTCATCTTGAGGAATACCAGTTAGTTTCACCAGTAATTTTGAAAAACTTTTATTACCATGAAGTGTATCTCTTTGCCTTTTAACATTAAAAATATGTCTTATAAAACTATTTTTCATATTTGGAATTTTTTCGACTGGTCCGACATATTTTCCATCTTTTGCCTTTTCTGATTTATGAGCAGGTGTTTTCGAAACTTCAAAAATACTAGTCATTATGTAGAATAAAATGAGAATTAAAATTCTATTTTTTTACTAATGTATTATAAATATCTAAAGTTCTAGCACTACTATCAGAAGCTTGTGTAAATCTGGGCATCCAAAAGTATGGAATAACATTTCCACGATGTGCAAAGTGTTTCTCAAATATAGAACGATAATATTTTTGCTCAGGCGTTTGAGGAGGATTTACAAGACTATCCCAGTCAATTCCTGATTGTTCAAGATCAGGTAAATTATCTTGTATAGTTTGAAACCATGATTTTTTATTAGAACTTACTCCGTCACTAAAAGCTTCTTTGGTTCTCCACATCACTTCTTGGGGTAATAATTCTTGGGAGTTAAAACACTGGCGTAATATATACTTTTCACATGATTGGCAATTTTTATGATCTCTTAACTCTTTTGGAAGGGTAAGGTAATGTTCAACAAGGGATCTATCTAAAAAGGGCGTTCTAGCTTCTAAACCATGATAAGAAATACAACGGTCTGATCTTAATCCATCGAAAAAATGAATATTAGATAACAAACGTTTACATTCTATATCAAAATCATGAGATGTAGGCGATTTATGAAAATATAGATAACCTCCACTCATTTCATCACTACCATCTCCATTAAATATAACCTTTGCTTCACTATGTTCACTTATGTATTTAGCAATTAAAAAATTACCAACACTTGCTCTTACTGTAGTAGTATCATAACTTTCAATTGCATAAATTACCTCCGGAATAGCGGCTAAGAAGTCTTCTTCTGAAACAACTACAGATGTATGTTTAGTTCCTAAATATTGAGCGACCTTTTCAGCGAATTTAAGATCCTCCGATCCTTCTAAACCAATACTATAAGTTTCTAATTTGGATCGATCTGTAAAATGCTTAGCAACAAGTGCAGTAATTAAACTACTATCTAATCCTCCTGATAATAAACAAGCAATTGGACGATCTGTCGTAGTTACTCTTTTTCTAACTGCTTCTTCTAATCTTACGCTAATTTGACCTATATATTTATAAATAATATATTCAGATGGATAAGGAATTTCCATACGCTCCATAAAAGGGAAGGATGCAAAACGTTTATTGTATATAACTCTTCCTGTTAATAAATCAATTTTGGAGTAGGTGCCAGGAGTAAATTGTCTTATTTCGCCTTCTCCAAAATCTGTTAATTGTTTCATTTCTGAGGCACTTGCTATAAAATCATTCCCTGAAAATGTAAACATAGGTCTAACTCCATATGTATCTCTTGCAAGGAAAGCTAGGTTTTGTTCCAAATCTATTAAAACAAATGCGAAAACACCATCCAAAATTTCCAACATTCCATCCATTCCGTATTTTTCATAAAGATGAAGGATTATTTCGCAATCAGAATTAGTTTTCGGGGTGATATTTAATTCGTCATAAATTTTCTTATAATTATAAATTTCTCCATTACAAATTAAATACAAATTATTTTTTATTAAAGGTTGGTTACTTTCAGGATCAAGTCCATTAATAGCTAAACGATGAAAACCTAATGTTACAAAATCATTTATTTTTGAAAGTTTAGAGAATTCAGGTCCTCTTCGGTTGGCACGGTTAGACATTCTTTCTAATACATCGTTATCAATACCTGAGTTGCCTAAAACTGAAAAAATACCACACATTATTATTAAATATAAAAGGAAAATTTTAATATCTATTTACAATATATACTTAATATGTACGGTGTAGTAGATGGAGTTTATTATTGTAATATGGATCGTGTCCAACAATTAAGCAATAGAATTTATGAACGAAATATTCCTTCTGAACCCTTAAAACCAGATATTTCTCCAAGACCTGAACAAACTAAATTTACAATTTTGGGAAAGACTCCTCCTCCACTTCCCGAATCTCTTAAACCATGTTCGGCAGAACGTTCTTATCCTAATTACGAACCAAGTAAAATTTTTTATCCGGGTGATGCCCAAGCACCATGGTATGGTTTTGCGTCAAATATTAATACTGAATCCTCTTTAAGAAACCAATTTTTTGCGCTGCAAAAATGTGATCAATCAAACTATGTTCCTTCCAGTCAAAGTGATTTATATAAAGTAAAAGTCACTTCTCAACCTATGCCACAACCTTTTCCTGATCTTTTTAGAAAACCAGAATTTTCACCTCATCAACCCAATACATGTAATATTGCAGGTGATCTTTTTCATAACCATACCCATCAACAACTTAAGGATATGTAAGATATACTAAATATATAATAAATGAATAATAGTGACGATCTCGCATATTTAATGAATCCAGCATTATATGATAAATATAAACAATTATCATCTAATGAAGAAGAAATTCAGTTTATAGAAGAAAAAAAATTTTATAGAAAGCGTATTCTTCAGATGGCAAAAGATTGCACACGATATAAAATATTTAAAGATGCTGAAATACCACCTAAATCAATTTTAAAAACCTATAACGAATTTATCCGCGTTTGTATTTCTCATTTTAAGATCGAGGATGAAAATGAATATTACCAAACTGAATACAACGACGTAGAGTTCAAAACTGAAAAGGATAAAAGTGTAGATCCAATTAATATACAAAATTTAGATACAGAGCTTTTAGCAAATGTTCCACAAAATAAAGTTGTTACGATGGAAGATTTTGTAACAAAAAAAAGTAATAAAATAAACAGTAAGATTAAACCACCAAAGGAAAAAAGAGTAAATGTAAAAGATGAAAAATATAGAACAAAAGGTGTAAAAAAAAATAAATCTAAAGATTTATTAGATAAATAACTATGAAATTAGAAAGTTGTGGCCCATCAAAAGAATTAAATTACACGTGTTACAGCAGGGAATCATTACTAAAATTACGTGATCTATGGAATGCAAGGCACCCTGATTCTAAAATTAAAAGCAAAGATAGTAAAGAAATATGGAAAGCTCTCCGAAAAAATTTAGAAAATGTATGCGATAAAGAATCATGTTGGTTACGTCAGAATTTTGTAAAACATGATCTCTCCAACGAATTAAGATTATATACATTTGCACCTAAAGCACCGGTTGAATGGAAAAAGAATAAGAATGAATGGTTAAGTAGTATTGATATTGAAAAGGTAATGAAACAATATGAACATTTAAATAAATCATTTGTTTTTCTTGGACCATCACCAATCGATTTTGATTCAAAAATGCTATATGGCGAGTGTGTTTGGGAAGAACTTTGTCATTTTAATTTGGAAGACCTGTTAAAAAAAAATAAATGTAAAATAGGAATTGTGTTTAATTTAGATGAACATTGGAAAGATGGCTCACACTGGACATCTATGTTTATAGATATTCCTACAAAACAAATCTGTTATTTTGATAGCGGAGGAGATGATGTTCCTATAGAAGTATGTAAATTCAAAGATCGAGTTTTACAACAAGGAAAACAAGTAGGAATTGATTTTAAATTCCACAAAAATTTCCCATTTGAACATCAGATGAAAGATAGTGAATGTGGCATATATTGTTTATATTTCATTATTAGTATGATTTCAAAACCTAGTTTTTCTAGATTTAAAAATAAGAGAATAACTGACAAAGAAATGGAAAAATATAGGAATATCTATTTCAGATTATAATTTTTTAAAGTGAACTGTCTCGATTTGGTGGAGGATATGGAATATTAAAATAAGTTGCAGTATAACCATTATTCCCTAAACTTGTTTGGTCTGTTGAAGTATTATTTAATGCTGGGGAATTCATCGAAATATCAAATTGATAGGTTAGTGGTTGAGTATTATTTAATGAAACTGAGTTTCTGGAATTACTATTATTTTCGGTGTTATCGTTTTCACTATTTATACCATTTATTTGTCTAATATCATGTCTACATACCGGACATGTAACATGATTTTGAAACCATCGGCGTAAATGTCGTGTTGAAAAGCAGTGGCCACATCTGGTAATTTGGGTTATTTCACTTTCTTCAGTAAATGGTTCCATCGTAATTGGACAAGTGGTCGATGTTTCTGGTAGATCAGCAAAAGAAACAGAATTCGTTGCTGCTTCAATTTCTTCTTCAGTTGCTCTAATATGAACAGGATCCCAAAATAATGAATTTATCATATTATTAATTAATGGAGTTAAATTAGAATTATTAGCTGTTGTAGTTGTATTTGTATTTCTTAAAGGTGAGGCTTCATTTGATGAAAACATACTTCTAGTAGGTGTAATATTACGGTCTCTACTGTGGAGAGAAGAATATGGTCTGTTTGGTGTTCTTCTTGTTGTTGTGTTAGGTTGAGAGCCAGATTGACTTTGCCGACGACCGTATGTATTATACATATTTTGATTTAAAACTTCCATTTGCCCCATAATTTGATTTAACATTTCTATATGCCTTGTGACATAATTTAAATAATCGCGGTTTGTATTCATATAATTAATAATATATATAAAGATTTTTAAATATATTTTTTCAATAGGATGGATAATGGACTAACTGGCCTAGCTAATTTAGGAAATACTTGTTTTATGAATACTTGTATTCAACTATTATCACATACGAATGAAATATATGATACCTTAAAAGATAAAAAGATTGATGAAAATTCTTTACTTCATGAATTTATTCAACTTCGTGAAATGATGTGGAGTGAAAATTGCACAATTAATCCGGGAAGATGGGTTCACTGTGTCCAAAAAACAGCCGCTAAAAACGATTTGGTCCTATTTACTGGATTTGCTCAAAATGATTTGCCTGAGTTTCTCATATTTATTATTAATAATTTTCATGATACAATTTCTAGAAAAGTAACTATGAATATTAATGGAACTCCTAAAGATGAAACGGATGATATGGCTATAAGGTGTTATTCTATGATGAAAAATATGTATCAAAAGGAATATTCTGATATTCTTAAACTATTTTTTGGAATTCACGTTTCTCAAATTGTTAATCCTTCAACAAAAAAAATTTTAAGTAACTCACCCGAGCCATTTTTTGTAGTCGAGTTGCCTATTCCCTCTAATCATAAAAACCCATCTTTGTATGATTGTTTTAAATATTTTTCAGAACCTGAAAGACTTGAGGGAGAAAATGCATGGCTAAATGAAAAGACTAATAAAAAAGAAGATGTAGATAAACAAATGGTATTTTGGAGTCTTCCTGAAATATTGGTAATATCTTTAAAAAGATTTACTAATTTCAACAGAAAAATTAACGTTTTAGTAGATGCTCCTCATGAAAACTTAGATTTATCCAAGTATGTCAAAGGCTATAATAAAGAAACTTATAAATATCAACTGTTTGGAGTTGCAAATCATATTGGAAATGCTATGGGAGGACATTATTTTGCTCATATCAAAGGAAAATCTGGAAAGTGGTATGAATTTAATGACACAGTTGTAAAACAAATTAAGGAAAATAATGTTATTTCTCAAAAAGCTTATGTTTTTTTCTATAGAAAATATAATACAGATAGATGAATGTTAATTTTGATGATGAAAAAGCTATGAAAACTTTACATGGATTACAACCTAATTATCAATTTATTAATAAATTTGGCACTAATCCAGTCATGATAGGAATACTACTTTTTATTATTCTTATTTATTATTTTGTAATTAAAAGTTCGATAAGTGCTGAATCTGCCTCAGCCTCTTTACCGCAAACTGGAAGTTCTATGAATTTAATGGAAGTATTTTTATGGTGTTTGTTTATAGGTTTATTATTATTAAATGGAGTTCGATATTTTTTTGATTTAGACATTACAACGAGTATTCAAAATATTTTCTCTAAAGAACCTGAAGTAGATATTAATATTACAAAACTTTCAGGAAAGCCAATTGATCCTGAACCAGCACCTGTTCCTGAGATAAAATATGAAAATCAAGTGTTCCATATACCCGGTAATAAATATACATTTCAAGATGCTCGGGCAATTTGTGCTGCTTATGGAAGTAAATTAGCCAGTTATGATCAAATTGAAAATGCATACAATAAAGGAGGAGAGTGGTGTGGTTATGGCTGGTCACAAAATCAAATGGCATTATATCCAACTCAAAAAAAAACATACGATAAATTGCAAACAATTGAAGGACATGAACATGATTGTGGAAGACCGGGAGTAAATGGAGGGTATATTGCCAACCCAAATGTAAAATTCGGGGTAAATTGTTATGGACATAAACCAAAAATTACCCCGACTGAAGAAAAATTAATGGAATTAGATGAATTATATCCTAAAACCAAAGATGAAATAACATTTGAAAAGAAGGTTTATGAATGGCGTAGAAAATTAAGTGAAATATTAATAGCTCCATTCAACAAGACATCTTGGAGTAAATTATAAACATGTAGAAATTTATAAATTTTTCTATATGTTTATCAAAGATATGGTATTTGGGTATTTAATAGCGACCGGAATTGAAACAGGCTTAGAATTAGGATTTTGGCTAACCAAGAAGACTGTGAATGGAATCTACTATATGATTTATGGAGAACAAGAAGAAATACAGGAAAATGAAATAAAAAAATTACATGATGAAATTGCTGAATTGAAAGAGTTAATTCAAAAAGAGTTAGAAGAAAAACATTAGTATACTTATACTTAAATGAGAATTGCTATTCTGGATGGTCTCCGTATTCCTTTTCAACCTAGTGGTGGAATGTATAGGAGGAGTATGCCATATGATCTTGTAAATGCTTGTTTCACAGGCATACTAAATAGAAATACTCCTTTAGTAGATAAGATAGATGATGTATCAGTTGGAACTGTTATGCAAGATGTAAAAACTACTAATATTGCACGCGAATGTGGAATAAATCAAAAAATTAGCCCTACTGTGCCTATGCAAACCATAACTCAAGCATGTATATCAAGCTCTAGAGCTCTCTGTTCAAGTGCTGAAAGTATACTAACTCAAAATTCTAATTTAGCTTTGGTTGGTGGAGTGGAAACGTTTTCTGACCTTCCAATTCGGTATTCAAAGAAAATGAGACAATTTATGATTAGTTTACCAAAAATGATGAAACAGGGACCAAAAACTGTAATGAGTGAAAGTTTAAAAATTAATATATCAGATTTAAAACCAGAACTTCCATCTATTTCAAATTTTACAACTGGCGAATTGATGGGAGAAACATCTGAAAAAATAGCTAAGAGATTTTCAATTTCACGACTAGATCAAGACGAATTTACTCTCCTTTCCCATAAAAACGCATCAGACGCACACAAAAAAGGATTATACGAAAATGAAATTCTTAAATATAATGGTGAAACGTTTGAAAATAATATTAGATCCGATTTAACAATTGAAAAATTACAAAAATTAAAACCTTCCTTTGTAAAAGAAGGAACTCATACTGCTGGAAATTCAAGTGGTTTAACTGATGGAGCAACTGCATGTTTAATTAGTAGTGAAAGTTTGGCTAAATCATTAAATATAAAACCACTAGGTATATTAAAATCTTGGGTTTTTACTGGGACGGATCCTTTTGAAGAAATGTTGTTAGGTCCTGCCTATGCTATTCCAAAATTACTGGCCAAAAACAACTTAAAAATGGAAGATATTGATGTATTTGAAATTCATGAAGCCTTTGCTGGGCAATTATTGGCCAATTTAAGAGCTTTAGAAGTTAACGGGCATGGGAAAGTTCCTTTAGAAAAGTTAAATAAATGGGGAGGATCTTTAGCAATTGGACATCCTCTAGGAGCAACAAATATAAGAAATGTAACTACTGCTTGCAATAGATTGAGGGAAGAAGGCGGAAAATACGCTCTTGTATCTGCATGTGCAGATGGAGGATTAGCAAATGCAATCTTAATAGAATCAGTTTAAATACAAAAGTGTAAAATAAATATAATTCATGGAAAATACAAATGAAATTTTACGAGGAGTAAATACCTTTTTATTTGTAGATCCTAAAGGAAAAGATGAGGTGAAATGTGAAACTAGAATTAGTATTTCAGAAAGAATCTTTTTAAATCTACCTCAAATATTCATTAACTTGGATTCATCTTATATTGAAGAAGATAAATCAAAAACACCTATTAATAATTATAATGATTTTAATAAACATACCTCGTATCCCTTATCTTCGATGATTAAAAGTTTTTCTGTTATTAAAAATGAAATGACAGAAAAAATCGTTGAATTTATTTTAAAAGAAGATTTTGATCTTGCTGAGCATACTGGTTCTACAACGCCGATAATGTATCGTAGACAATTATTAAATTTTTTAGCCGAATTAGCTGAATAATTTATTTTATTTTACTTTATTTGCCAACTTTAAATCCACGTCTGCGGAGCATATTTCGTGATTTATTAGCAACTCTAGTATAAACTCTGCGTTTCATCGTTGGATGCCCTTTTCCTCTATATGAACTGCGTTTTTTCCCCCACTCTTTAGCTCTTATATAAGCAGCCCACAATCCTTTAGAACTAATCTTACATGTATTTTTTTTGCATACAGGGAAACTCTTTTTGGGTCCTAAGAAGCATTTTTTTCCACATCGTCTTAACATTTTTGTTCTTTGAGCAGTTGATGGTTCTTGTTTACTCCATCCTTTCCATGGAACGTGTTTACGAGTTCTTCTGCGATCTCTTCGTCTACCTCCTTGTTTTTTAGATTTGGGAGCTGAAGGCATTTTTTGATTTTTTTTCAAATTGTAACCTAATTGAATACTGCTTGGTGGAGCAACACCAGATGGATCCGGTTTAGCTCTTACACTTGTTGAAGGAAATGGAGAAACTCCATCTGCTCGGGCATGATCCATTCTCCAACCTGCAGTTGCACCATATGGGGCATTAGGATCTTGGCTATAATTTCCTCCTAAATCGGGAAATAAATATGGATTATTTTGTTGAGCCATTATTTTATATATTATGTTAAGAAGATAAAATAATCTAATTTATGGTTCTTGTTTACCCCATTTGTAAATAAAACGTAAATAATATACTAAACCGGTTAATGAAAAACATATTAAAGCCGAATAAATCGAATAAATATGCCTATTTTCATTTGTTAAGGGAACTCCAAAAAAATCTAATACAGGGTCAATTATTGTGTAGTCTTCATGACAAAATCTCCTTTCTAACCTAGATAAAATACAACCGCCAAATAGATTAAATATAATAAAAATAACAATATTAAAGAAGACCGTCAATTTAAACATTTTTTTACTACCAAATAAAATAAAAAAGGCAGCTAAATTAGGGAAAAATAAATGAAACCCTCTTAATATATTACAAATTTGTTTATCAGTTAAATTTGTTTTCCTTAATATTCTCTCGGCCGTATCTAAAATTTTTTTTTGCATATATAAATAATTGACATTTGTATTCGTATTGAAACTTATTTATTTATGTATGGTAAAAGTAAGTAATTTTTTGAATAAAAATGCTTACATTTATAGTAGTTTTTTTTGTATTATTATTAATTTACATACACGTTTTATTCCACTGGAAAGTTTCAAATGAAATAGATATTCCCCATGTTATAACCCCTCAAAAAGATGTATTAGAACAAGTGGCAGATTCAAAACAACCATTTTTATTTGAAAAGGATATTACTCCTATTACAAAATTTGTAATGGAAGGAAAAAATGAAAATGTTTTATTAATTAAAAGTGATAAATCAGAATTATCTGTGCCTCATAAAGCGATGTTAACAGTAATTAAAAAGGAAAAATATTTAAGTTATAAGAATTCTCCATTTGTTAAAAATATTCTTTTAAATGAAAATAATACATCACAACTTGATAAATATCTAACTCCTCCGATGATGATGATAAGAAAATGCGATTTAATTTACGGTAATCATGATGCGGCAACTAAATTAGAAAAATCCTTTAATCACCGAAATTATTTTATTTGCTTAGAAGGATCCGTAAATATAAAACTAATTCCCCCTCGTTATGCAGATAAATTAAACAATAATACAATTGATTTATGGGAAAAAAATGAAAATAATTTAGAGTGTGACATAATTAATTTGACAATTAACCAAGGCACCATCATACATATTCCTTCTTACTGGTTTTATACTTTTCAATTCCACGATCAAGGGTGTTTACTTTCGTTATCTTATATTACATATATAAATGCTATCTCTCAAATTCCAAACAAAATTACATCATACATCAAGTTAAAAAAAATTGAATTTTAAAATAAAGTTATAATTGTATATATACAAAGATGGAATCTCCATCTCTACGGCGAGCCTTCATCTTTATTCAGGAACGAAAATACAATCAGTTTTTCCTTTCAATTGACAAAAAAATACAAAAAACTCCACCTAAATTTAATCCACTACAACATAAATTACTTGATCAAGATGAAATAGATTATTCTGAAGATGGGAATGAAGTTAAGCTTATTCACTCTCCTGTAAGGCAGCACAAATCTATTCCTGGGGTTTTGATTTTGTCGAATAAAAAAACATTTGGAAGACACGGAAAAAAAATGCTTTATCAGTGTTTTCCAGATGATAAACATTTGCCAGTATTCTTAATACCTTATCAAGAAAAGGTAAGATTTTCAAAGAATCCTTCTAACCTATACGTAACGTTTGAATTTTTAGAATGGAAGGGAAAACATCCAGTTGGACGTCTTACGAACAGCTTAGGTTCGGTTGACGATCTATCTAGTTTTTATGAGTATCAATTATATTGTAAAAGTCTAAATGCATCAATTCAAAACTTTACAAGAGATGCGGCTCAAGCATTAAAACAAAAAACAGAAAAGGAATTTATTCATATAATTTTGGAAAAATATCCACAAATTCATAACAAAATAGAAAGTGATACTAAGATATTTGCCATAGACCCTAAGCACAGTAGGGATTACGATGACGCTTTTAGTATAGAAATGCACTCTCCTAGTGAATATACACTTTGCATCTATATTTCAAATGTTTCTTTATGGATGGAAGTGCTAGGATTATGGGATTCATTTTCAAACCGTGTTTCTACAATTTACCTTCCTGACAAACGAAGACCCATGTTACCAACATGTCTTTCTGAATGTTTATGCAGTCTAGTTGAAAAGCAAGTTAGATTTGCATTTACTTGCGAAATGAAAATAAAGGATGATGTTATTTTGGAAAAAAAATATTATAATTCTGCAATTGTCGTTCACAAAAATTTTAGGTATGATGAACCTGAACTTGATGGATTTCTTCCCTATCAGCAAATTTTTGAATCAGCCATAAGTCTTAAAAATAAATATAGAGGTATAAATTATATCAGGGGGAGTCATGATATTGTAAATTACCTTATGGTATTAATGAATAATTTTTGTGGAAATGAAATGATTCATTTTAAAAATGGTGTTTATCGCTCACTAATCGCAAACGATCCTCTTGCAATTCCGGACACATTAAGTGAAGACGCAACGACATTTTTACAATATTGGAATACAAATGGCGGGCAATATGTTCATTTTAGTGATGATATTCATCATGACGTTATGAAATTACATAATTACATTCATATTACTTCGCCAATTAGAAGATTAGTAGATTTGCTTAATTTGATGCAGCTTCAAATAAATATGAAGCTAATAAATTTTGGTGATTCAGCACATGCCTTTTTAAATAAATGGTTACAAAAGTTAGATTACATTAATAAAACAACAAGAGCGGTTAGAAAAGTTCAAAGTGATTGTTCGTTACTGGAAATGTTTACCAATCATGAAGATTTGTATCAAAAACAGCATCATGGTGTTGTATTTGATAAAATTAAACGGAATGATGGTTACTTTCAATATGGAGTTTATCTATATAATTTAAAAATGGTAACACGAATTAAAATGTTAAATGATGTAGAAAATTATACTGAACATTTCTTCAAGATATATCTTTTCCGTCAGGAAGATACATTTAAGAAGAAAATAAAATTACTTTTATGTTAATTAATACAATTCTCTATGGTATAAAAGCAATTTAATTAGATTTCTTAGTTTTATTTCTTCCTTTACTCCTATGTTTTCGCATAGTTTTTTTTTGTATACCTAAAAAATCCCTAATTGGAATCATTATATCATCTTCATTAATTCTAGCTGTTTTTTTATGATATCCATCATTAGCATACTGACGATGAAAATTACGAATACACTTATAAAGGTAAGAATTAGTTCCATAATCTAAAAATCTAAAATAACTATTTTGTAATTTATGAATTATAAATGAAGGACGTAAAGGATGAAAATAAGGTTTGACACGATTATAAGTCAATAGAGGATTATTCATTTTTGAGTGATATAAGTCATCAAAAAATATTACTTTTGCAGTTGATGGAATAGATGCACACCGAATAATTTCTTGATAGGTTTTTTCGAAGGACGTTCTCGCATATGGGCCTTTAGGATCAGTATGTTTATAACCGGGAACAATCGCATAAAATAAATTAGTGATACCTGCCCTCATCTCCATATATTTAAGAATCATCTTTAACCATTCTACCTCACCGGTATTATTTGTATATAAAACAACACGAACATTATTAGAATTTTTTTTAAGAAATTTAAATACTTTAAAAATACCTGGTCTAAAATATTCTTTTTCAAATACTTGGCATAACTTGTTAAACATATTTTGTCCGGAGACATTATAAACGGTCTGAAGGCATCCCCAAATAATACTGAGTTCGGTAAAATACCCTAAAGTTTCATCTAAATCGAAAATAACATATTTATGTGCTGGCATAATTGAATTCATGAGATAGTATACTACTATTTCTCTAGATAATTAATTACAGCTAATAAAGTTTCTTCTTGAGGATTTAATTTTTGAAAGATTAAGCATTTATTGACATCTACATTAAAAAACCGGCCCCAGTTATTTTTACACGTTATAAATATAGTGTCTGGTGTTTCCTTAAAATCAACTACAAAACCCCCATTTGTTAATGAAATATTTTCGTGACGCGTTAAATTAATCCATCTAATAAAGTTACCGATAACAACGTCCTTTATATTATCAATATAACGATATTTTTTTAAAGTAATATGATAATTTTTCAATTGCTCTCGAGATAATTGTAATCTTTGAAGAATGTCATTTTTTTCTTGACTAATTTTTGATGTATTTAATTCTAATATTCCTTTATTCGTTTCCTTTTCTAAAGCAAGTTCTATTTGATCTTTAGATGGAAGAGGCATATAATAACCTATAAAATAAGTTATTATATTATTTATTAATCTAATATGCATTCCACATAGAACTTCCCATTTCATTTGCAGCTACAGGTTCCGAAAATGGTTCTTGAGTAAGACCTGGAGTTTGAGCGTTAGGCATAGGATTATTAGGACCAGCAAACATAGAATTAAAGTTTGGACTATGTTCATTTGCTTGTAACTGAGAAATATTAGTAGTTCCCATATGTCCCACATCCGCTCTACTTGGTTGATGTTGTGGAATTGCTACCTGTTGTTGTCCTCCTGGTTGTTTTTGTTTGGATTTATCATTTTCATCTTTTTTAGTTTGTCCAGAAAGAGTGGTTCTTCCCTCAATCACATCAAATAATCTATCTATAAGAATATTAATTTTTTCACCAATTCTTGTTTGGAAACTTGCTGCAATTACAAGGAATAAGATAATTACGTTTGTAGTATGGAAAGGGGCATATGCACTTCCGCTGTAGGTTTTAAAATAAGTGACAAAGCGATGAATTAATAACATTCCAAAAAACATTAAAATCGCTTGTCCTAATAGTTCTAAAACTAATAAATAGCTAGGTCTTTCCTCATCCACTTCTGGAATAATGTGAGCAACACCTTTATTCAAAAGAATTACTGGAATAATTGCTAAAACCGTATATTGAATAATATTCATAAATTGGTTTTTTGAGTCTTCATCAAAATTAAATAAATGTTCCATAAAGGAAGTTTTCTTAATATCAGATTCTACTACTAATTTTTCACTTTCCATATATATGAACTATAAAGAGAAATAAAATAAAGATAAATGCTTAATACTTTTTAATAATGAGCAATCACGAAGAACATCAATATTTAGATTTAATCAAAACTATTTTAGAAAATGGAAGTGATGAAGAAGGCCGAAATGGTAAAGTGAAAGTTCATATTGGAGCTTCTATGAGGTTTTCGCTAAAGAATAACAAAATTCCATTCTTAACAACTAAGCGTTTAGCTTGGAAGACTTGTCTTAAAGAATTATTGTGGTTTATTAGGGGAGATACAAATAATAAACATTTGAAAGAGGAAAATGTTCATATTTGGGATGATAATGGATCACGTGATTTTTTAGATTCAAGAGGTCTTACTCACCTCGAAGAAGATGATTTAGGCCCTGTTTATGGTCATCAGTGGAGGCATTTTAATGCAGAATATTCTAACTGTCACAAAAGTTATGAAGGATGCGGAATAGATCAACTTGCCCAAGTAATCGAATTATTAAAAGATCCAAAGCAACGATCATCAAGGAGATTAATAGTGAGTGCATGGAATCCATGTCAGTTAGATGAAATGGCTCTTCCTCCTTGTCATCTATTAATGCAGTTTAATGTGGTAAAAGGGAACCAATTAACGTGTTGTTTGTATCAACGTAGTGGAGATGTTGGACTGGGAGTTCCATTCAATATTGCTTCCTATTCATTACTAACTAGAATTATAGCTTCTATATGTAATTTGGAAGCAAGTGAATTCATTTACTTTATCTCCAACGCTCATATTTATGATGATCATATAGAAAGTTTAAAAGAACAAATAGAGAGAGAACCTTATGAATTCCCAACTTTAAAGATTAAGGAAAAAATAAGTAGTATTGATGAAAAAATAAGTGTAGATAATTTCGAATTAATAGATTATAATTTTCATTCAAAAATTAATATGAAAATGCGTAAATAAGGTATTAAAAAATACGCTTTTAAATTTATAAATAATAAGATATGAATAGAGCTTCCCGTCTTTCTCAACAAGTTGCGCCAGAAATTACAAGTGAAGTTAATAATCAAGATACTCTATCCTCTGCTCCACGATTACCAAAGGGACAAATGCCAATTGAAGAAGTATTTAAAATGATGTGGGCACGAATGAATTTTCTTGAAAATGCCCTAAAGGAACGTCCTATTTCAAACGAAGTAACATCTTCAGAAGTAGAAAATTCAACAAATATTAATGACTTAACTTCTTCACCGGTTAACCAAGTTATTCAACGAAGTCATAATTTATCAAATGATGATTTGGAAGAAATTAAAAAGACTTTAAGTGAACATTCTTCAAAAATTCAAACGTTAGCTCAAGAAGTAGGTTCTTTAAAAAAGACCTTAGGAGAAACAATCGGAAATTTTAACCAATCAATTCAAATGATTGGAGGTGATATGACAGAAATGAATAATAAATATACTCAAATGAATAATTTTCTTATGGAAATTCAAACCACTCAGATTACTGTTAATAACCGAATTTTAAAACATTACAACGATAATTATAGTGATTTGATTGAAACTCAAATTACGGAAAGCGCTGATCAAAAATTTAATTCTAAAGATACCACTCTACCTGAAGAAGTAGAAAATCATGAAACTGCTGAAACCATATCAAAAGAGAATGAGGCGGAAGAAGTTTCCACAACAACAACAGAGACTGTCGAATCATCAACAGAAACTGTTAAGAAACAGAATAATGTAACTTTTAATATTGAGTAAAAAAATTGATTTAACAATTGTATAATATAAGTGATATACAACACTCACTTTTACTATGCATATTTTGCTTGATGGAAATAAGCTCCAACAGTTTTGTGACATTATTGGAAATTTGAAATTCTTGTGTGATGTAATTACTTTTAATTTTTCCGATGAAGGTTTGTATTCTCAAGGAATGACCTTTGACCATTGTGGAATATTTGAATTGAAAATGGGGTGTCACTGGTTCCATGACTATGAATGGGAATCAGGTGTAGATGCTGGAGAAATTAGCGTAAGCAGCGAGTTCCTCTCTAAGATTCTTTCTACAAGACAGCCATCTCAACATTTGGTGATTGAATATTCGGGAAAACCAGATCATATTACTATTAAATTGGCTTCTACAAAAGCACATGGAAAAAACCAAGAATTTCCCAAAGAATTTTGTTTGTCTTTGATTGATGTGGATCATGAAAAACTAGTGATTCCTCCTATGGAATATAGTGCCGAGTTTGGAATTGATAGTAAAGCACTTCAAACAACCAACGATCAGCTTTCTTTGTTTAACGAAACGCTAACAATTCACTGTAGCGAAGATGAAATTTATCTTCGATCCAAAGGCACAGAGGGACAGCTAAAAGTAACGCTTTTTAATGAAAAATGTGAACATATTACAGAATATGCAATTGAGGAAGAACTCAATCTTACACTTGATTTTAGTATCAAACATTTTAACTCGTTTTGTAGATTTATTAAAGTAAGTAACAATATTTGTCTTTCATTTAAAAAAGATGTTCCTATGAAGTTTGAATATATAACAGAAGTTGAGGGAGAAGAAAAGGAAGAGGATGAAAAAATGAATTTGGTATTTTATCTAGCTCCAAAAATATCAGATGATGATGATGAAGAATAAAATATATAAATAATTTTTAATTATAATAAATAAATGAGTGAACAAGTTGTTCAATCCTTTATTAAAAATATTTTACGTAAAAATAAAAATGTTAAATCTCTTATTGGCAAAGGATTCCATGGAACTCATTTACCAATTCCAATAAAACGTTATGTTTTGGAAAATCCAAAATGGTATACTCCCTATTCACCTTACCAGGCTGAAATTTCACAAGGCCGCCTTGAATCCTTATTTAATTATCAAACTATGATTCAAAATATAACTGGGTTATCTATTTCAAATGCTTCACTATTAGATGGAGGAAGCACAGGAAGTGAGGTGTTGTCTATAAGTAATGCATATACAAAAAATAAAAGATCTATTTTTTATGCTAGTAATACATTGCACCCATATATTTTAGACATACTAAAAACCAAGTCTTGGGCAATGGATATTGATTTACGAATTAAAGATCCCAATTCATTTAATATTGATGAAAATGTTATTGGTGTTATGATGCAATATCCAGATACACATGGCTTTACAGATAGTATTAATTTAGATATAATTAAAGA